ATAATATTGCCACTTGGTGATGTAAATGGATTTATCCTCTCGTGTCATACCATCGGAGATTTCTGATGGAATATAATGGTCAATTAAATTATATATTGTATCGGCTAATGCCGTATGCCCATAATCACAAACTACCAGAGTCTTATCTACGGTGATATCTAAACCATTCGAGTTAGTTACATGTAGGGTTACTGTATAGAAACCGGGAGCTTCATAAGAATAGGAAACATGTCTTCCACCATTGAAAACCTCTCCCTTATCATCGCCAAAGTCCCAGTCAAAAATAGATTTGGCCGGGACTTTGGATATGACTCTGAATGAAACTTCCAGACCTGACGTAACGTACAAAAAGTCCAGATTATTTTTCATATTAGTCTGTCTTATGTAATTTTCATATATTAACCTTTAGAAGAAGATTCAAATTCTTCCAGCAAAGCCTGGAGAAGTGTTTCTACTGTATCATCTTTCTCGGCAACGATTTCATGTAAACCAGCTACCAGCTTCAGTTCTTCAAGAGAATATCCCTTTGAAAGCTTTTCCAAAGTCATGCCCTTTTTAAACTGGGCATTTAACCTCTTGTCCAACTTTTCGATGTCAGCCTCCGAATACTTTTCGATTTCCGATTTATCAGCAATGATAATCAGATGACCCGAAGCAACAGCCTTCTGAATTTTCGGTGTACGGAATTGACGACGAGTGAGTTCTTTTTCTTCTCCTCTACAAATGGTAATACCAGTTGATTGGTCATGAAAACTGTAAGCTCTTGGTCCAACAGTTAATGTGTATTTATTATCTTTAGCCATATTTCCTAAGATTAAAATAAAAGTTGATTAAAGAGGGGATGGGTCTTTTTAGTTACCCACCCTCTCTGGGAATTTATATAGATGAAACCGGACGTTCTTATTCAAGATTAACCATCAGGTAAGGATCTACGTTCATGAATTCTGGGAATCCGAATTCAGAGAACTTCTTATCTGCAGCCAGCAACAGAGCAGCATCTTGGTACATCTTGGAGAAGCCAGTAGTTAAGCTTGCATAAACAGCCTCAGTTTGGTTAGAAACGATTCTTTCAGATTCCAACATCAATTGACGAGCGGTAAGCTTAATCAAGGCAGCAGATGTATCAATTAACAATAATTGCTGATCTGGAGTGCCCGGGTGAATATAGAAGTCAGCATTCTTGGGAACCGGAGACTTCACATTCAGTGTAGCTTCAGTTGTACCAGAATGACGATCTTTGAATTCTGGCAAGTTCAACATTTCAATTGCCTGATCTTCACCACCAATCATAGTAGTAAAGTTACGTCCCATACGAGCAGCACGAACCCAAATATGCAATAGATCCTTGTAAGTAATGCCATTGGTTGTTTCGTATACACCAATTACTGGGGCAGACTCAGAGCCATCAGGGTTGTTACCATTGATAGCCACGTCCATAGCCAGAGTATCCAAAGCATAACCCAACTGAACACCAAAGTCACGAAGATAGATCCCCAAGACATCGAGTGAAACATAGTTACGAACTTCATCAGTAAGTTTGAAACCCTTTCCGATTTTGAAGAGGCTAACTGATTTTTGTCCGAAACTAACATCACCCAAGGGAATAGTTTCTGCTTCGTTAACCTTTGCAGGAGCAGCATCCGACATATTAACCATCGGCATAATTGCTTGCAATCCGTTAATGGATTGGTCTGAAGCGATGATGTTCGGATAGAACGGTGCTTGACGCATACCCAGAGTGATAGCAGCACGGATAATCTCCGGAACAATCCAACGGATATTCTGCTGAGGCATAGTAAATATGTTCTGCATGGTATCAACCTTTGGATTGATGCCCACCTTTTCGAAGAGTTCATCCTGTGAAATTCCCCATTTACCTGTAACCAATTCTTCAAAGGTTACTTCTACAGGCTTCTTATCCTGTGAACCGGAACGAACAGCTTCCAAGCTTCTTACCATTTCCGGCAGCTCATTCATAAAGTCCTGAGCCTTCATTTTTGTAATATCAATCTTATTTTCCATAACTTTCTTTTCTCTTATTTAATGAGTACTTGGATTACCTCATTTGCCTCCTCTGCAGGATTGAGGGCAATGAACGGAGTTGAAATACCTTGATTAGCCTTAACGAAACGGTCGTTAAGCAATTCTCCATCGGGAGTTACATAGCCAGCTTCGATAGTTCCGTTTGATACCCAGTTACAAATCATATAACCTTCTACAGCCACTGTTACTTCTACTGGGAAGTTTCTTTGAGGCTGATAAGCCGGGTTAACGTTATCCGTTACTGCCACACCCAAGTAAACTTGAGTAGACGGGTCAGTACAAGGGTAGATCAAACCGTCTTCATTTAAAGCTACCGGCATACCTTGTACAATTTTCTCTCCAGCTTTAACATTGAAAGCCTGATGCAATTTGTGGGATTCACTCTTGTAAATCACCGCTCTCGGAGTTCTTTCCCCAAAGAGAGTAAGTTGCTGAGGATCGTTTACGATTTTCGTTGTTTCCATAATGCGGATATTTATATAATAACTTATTTAATTTTGTTTCGATACAAATTATCGATCACATTCTTAGTACTCGGTAATTCTGAATTCTTGGTTGTGTCTGCACCGTCGGTAGTTTTTTTACCTTGAGTATCATCTTCAGTAACTGAAGAAGCACGGTTAACATCCTTAGAACCACACTTAGAGCAGGTGAGAGGGAACTTCTCTTCCAAGCGAGCTTGGTAATCCTTAGTCAAGGAAACAAGAGTAGTAATACCAGTTGTTTCTGCATTAAGCATTGTAACAATGGTTTCATCAGCATTATCACCCATCAACTTTTTGTAGGTTGCTACTGCATCTTCACGAAGAGAAGCAATATGATTCTTTCCTACAGTTGCCATCTCTTTCAGATTAGCCACTTCTGCATTCAAGTTAGTAACCTGTTCCGTAAGAGAATTTTTCTCTGTAGTAAGGTTATCTACTGAAGTTTGCAGTTCATTTCTGGATGATACCAAACTTTGAATGCAGGCAACTACTGTTTCCTGATTCATTTCTTTACCTTCCTCAAGGGTAAGCAGATTATCCCCGAAGAGGCTCTCTAGAAATTTTTGTAATTCGTTCATACTATTTTTTTCGTTTGATTGATTATCCTTGGCATCATTATCATTAAAAGAACCTTGAGTATCGTCCTTTTCTTGATAAGAAGTTAGGTCAGATTTATAATCGGTAAAGAAGTATTGCTTCGATTTATCGTCTCTGTATTCTTCATAAGATGCCCAAGTTCTTTTAGCAAAGGTAGGATTAATAATCTTACCATCAGAACCGATTTTTTGAGCAAAAGAATCAGCTCCATGAGATACCAATGAAGTCTCCAGGTAACGAACTATCTCAGTAACTATTCTACGTACCATCACTCCCTTAGAATCATAGGTACCGAGTTTCTGATAGAATTCGTTATCCTCCATTTGAGGATGTGATTTATCCCACTTGAATTGTACTGTGACAGAGTTACTGTGAATTGATGGTGGTTCCATAAGTATACCTCTAGCAATCCTTGGATTGGCTTTACCATCAATTTTCAGAATACCGTTGATACCTGCAGGTATAGTGAAGCTTCCATCTTTGTAAGACTCTTGCCACATTACCTGAGATACAGCACCGATAGCATTACCTATGTTAGTTTCATGGTCACAGTTTACTGTTTGACCAAGTAACATTTTCATAGAAGCTTTCAATACTCCATTTTGACCAAAGTCTGTAGGGTTCCAATTCTTAGATACAATCGTTTCCGAAAGTAATCTGAACATAGGTTCAATAAACTCTTCATCTTTAGGAGTTAATTCTGATTTATCCAGGTTAGGGTAATAGGTATTATAATCTATATCCCCTCCCCAAAATCCAAATTGAGCAATGGAGTCCGGTGTAGGATTCTTCCATTTATAGTAATTCTCTGAGAAAGTCTGGGCTCCCACTGCTTCTGGTATATAACCAGCCATAATGGTATGGCCTTGACCTATCACCATAGAATCAAGATGCTCTTTGTTTTTCTTTGTAAATTTACTCATCTTGGTTTAGTATTTTGGTCTCCTCGAGAAGGAGCCGGGTTATTCTTATCTCTTGACCTACGAGCAGATTGATTTTTATCATCCTGCCTTTGTTTCTTTTTAGTTCCCTCTTGAGGATCTAAATTACCACCTTTAGCAAATTGATCTTCCAATGAAACTCTTGGTTCTTTCTCATCCGGGGAATCATAGCCCATTGCCCAAGCATATTGTTCTTGGCTAATAATACCAGCCTTATACAGTAAGTCAAGGTTCTGTATCTTATACTGAAGACCCTGTTGGATTTTAACCTCATCAGAAACTGTAGAAGTTCCCCAATCAATCTTCATTCCCTTATTATTAAATCCTGCCAGACGCAGTTCTAGAGAATAAAGTCGATCTAATACATAAGCTACGAGCATTTGGATATTTTTTAACTGGCTAATCATCTTAGACAGCATTATACCCGTTGCCCCTTCACCAGTAGTAGCAGATACTCCAATGATAGAGCCATTAACTCCCAAACCATTAGCCACGGATTGTTGATTCATATTCCAAGGCTTTTCGATATTACCAAGTTCTTTGGTAGTAGAGTTGAGTTTAAATTCGTGGTCATCAATATAACCCGCAACAACCCCATCCTTCATGCCATCCTTAACATTACGTTTTAAAAGATTGAGCTCTCGGTTTAGTCTAGATTCGTAGGCATTTATACTTTCGTTAGCCCTTTGAGGGGATTTCTGCATTTTAGCTTCAAGAAAACCCACCATACCACAAATCTCCATGATATGTTTGAAATTAATCTTCATATCATTTTGACCCTTGAGAGAATCTAAGGCAGGCATAAAGGGGGGAACTCCATATGGTTCATCTGTATCATTGAACATACCAATATAGAAATAAGTTTCTGGGTTAAGCTTAATGTAATCTTGTTGCTTGTTCCAGTAATTATGATTCTTTTGATAAGGATGATACACCCCATTTAATTCACGTTTAAACTTGATATATTCTGGTTTAAGGAATAATACCGTAGCCAAACCATCTAGTTTATCATTGGGAACTCCCTCTACAGATATTGCTCCACTTACAAGAAGTTGAACAATCATTTTGTTAACTAAACCATCTATACCGGCAGTATATCTGGTCCATCCTTTGGTTGCTTTTTTAAGATGGTCTCTCATCTTAGAAGCCTCTTCATCTGTATTGTTTGGAAAGGTTACTGTATGACTGGTGTTAGCTAACTTAAACATATCTTGCAATGCAATGCCCATATCCGGATTTACTTTATATAAATCTCGGATTAAAGGTATTACATCAACACGAAAAGAGGGC